TCAGCATTATTGGATTCCGGAAAGCAAGCTGGAGAACGCTGACGACAAGCAGGCAGGGGCAAAGTATCAGGAGTGGGCAAAAGCCGGACTGCTGACTATCTGCGAGGGGAATGACATTGACCTGACTCTGGTTGCTGACTGGTTCTATCATCTGTATAAAGAATATCATATCCGGCTTTACAAATGTGGCTATGATGTGAAGTTTTCAAAGGAATTTCTGAAACGCATGGATGAATACGGATTTGAATGTGAAATAGTGATTCAAAACAAAATCACGCTGTCCAATGCAATGAAACTCTGTGAAGCAGACCTGAAAGCACGGCTTGTCAACTACAATCAGAATGAAATGGACATCTGGTGTCTGGGTAATGCCATCATGGAAGTTGACAGCATGGGCAACTGTCAGGCGGTCAAAGTTTCCGGACAGCCGTCAAAACGCATTGACGGGGCTGTCACTCTGATTATCCTGTATGAGATGTTCCGGCGGTACAGGAGCGAATTCGTAAGAGCATTGAGGTGAGAAACACGGGTATTTTCGACATTTTCAAGAAGAAATCAGAACCGAAATTTATGGTCTATGCCAAGATGTTGGACGGCAGAACTCCGGTATTTTCACAGTTCGGAACGGATATTTATGCCTCGGATGTGGTTCAGCAGGCGGTTTCCTGTATTGTGCATGAAATTCTGAAACTTCGTCCGGCACATGTTCGGCAGACAAACGGCGTGGACAGCTCCGTGATTGAGGGAAATATCCAGAATGTTCTGGACAGACCGAATCCGCTGATGACGACTGCCGACTTTCTGGAGAAAATCACATGGATTCTTTTCCTGAACTATAACTGTTTCATCCTGCCGACATGGGAGGGAAACACGCTGACCGGCTTATATCCGTTGAATCCGGTCAATGTGGACTTTCTGGAAGATGCAGCAGGCAGGCTTTTCATCAATTTCAAGTTCCGGAACGGCTATGAATCCGGAGCTGTTCGGGCTGATGATGTGATTCATATCCGGAAGAATTATTCTGTCAATGACTATATGGGTGGAAATGCCTCCGGACAGCCGGATAATGCGGCACTCCTGAAAACATTGGAACTCAACAGCACACTCCTGCAAGGTGTCGGAAAAGCCCTGAAATCCAGTTTTGCGGTTAATGGCATCGTGAAATATAACACGGTCATGGATGATGGTGTTACAGAAAAGAACATCAAACTCATGGAAGAACGACTGATGCGGTCTGACAGTGGGCTGTTACCTCTGGATATGAAAGCGGAGTATATTCCGCTTGACAGGAATATTGAGATTGTTGACCCTGAAACGCTGAAATTTGTGGATGAAAAGATTCTCCGATATTTTGGTGTTCCACTGTGTATTCTGACCGGAGACTACACAAAGGAACAGTATGAGGCTTTCTACCAGAAAACGCTTGAGCCGCTTGTTATCAAGCTGTCACAGGCTTTCACCAAAGGAATTTTCACGAACCGAGCCGCTTTAGGATTCGGAAATAAGATAGTTTTCTTTGCAGAAGAACTTGTTTTCATGACAATGAGTCAAAAGCTGGACTTTGCTCATATGATGGGCGACAGGGGAGCAGTTTATGATAACGAACTCCGTGTAATGTTTGGCATGAAGCCGCTGAAAGAGCTGGAAGGCGTTCGGAAAATGTCCCTGAACTATATTGATGCTGATATTGTAAACGAATATCAACTGAACCGGTTACAGGAAAATGAGGTGAATGAAGATGAAACCTGAAGAAAAAGAACTTATCAGAAGAAACTACAGCTTTGAAATCCGGGCTGAACAGGACGAGAATCAGGGTGCTGTCATTACCGGCAGACCGATTGTCTATAACAGTATGACGGATTTAGGCGATTTCTTTGAAGTGATTGACGGCGGTGCATTGAACAGAACAGACCTGTCAGATGTACGGTTTCTTGTAAATCACAATACAGACATGATTCCTCTGGCACGGGCAAGCCGGAACAATCCGGACAGTACCATGCAGATGAATGTTGATGCCTATGGTATGGCGATTCGTGTGAATCTTGACATAGAGAACAACAGCGAGGCAAAAGCCTTGTATTCTGCCGTCCAGAGGGGCGATATTACAGGCATGTCATTCATGTTCTGGATTTCGGACTATGAATGGAAAGACCTCGACACGGACAAGCCTACCCGTCATATCAGAGGTATTGAAAGTGTGCTGGAAGTTTCAGCCGTGACTTTCCCGGCATATGAGGCAACGGAAATTCATGCCCGTGATAAAAAATCACTCGAAAAAGCAAGACAAGGTCGCCCATCGGCGGCACTTGAACTTGAAAAAGAGAAATTCAAAGCATTATTCGGAGGTGTTAGCCATGAATGAAGAAAGCCATGAACTCGAACTGGAAGCAGCAGAAAGCACTGTTCCGGGCATTGGTGACGTGAATATTGTCGTGAATGGCAATATCAAGTCGTTAAGCATTACTGTGAATCATTTCAATGAAACAACTGAGGAGGATAATGCAGAATGATTGAATATCTCAAGAAACTGATTAAAACCAAGACTGAACAGGCTGATAATATCCGCAGTCAGGTCGAAAATTCTACAAATGTGGATGAAGTCCGCAGCCTGACTAAGCAGATGGAAAGCCTTCAGGCGGAAATCCGTGAGGCACAGGAACAGCTTGCCAAACTGGAACAGCCGGAACATCAGCCTGCTGATACACGCTATCTGAATCCGATGGCAAGCTACAGAACAGCCAGAAGTCAGACCTCTACGGAAGATAAGGAAGTCGAACGGCGTGTTGCTTTTGCGAACTTTGTCACAAGAGGCACACCGATTCCGGCGGAACTCCGTGATACAACCAAAACAACTGACACAAGTGCCGCTATCCCGGTCTATCTGGCAACAGATATTATCGAACGGCTTGAAGCAATCGGCATGATTCTGCCGTTAGTCACCAAAACAAGCTATCCGGCAGGTCAGCGTATTCCTGTAGACAGCGTGAAACCTGTTGCAACATGGGTCGGCGAGGGTCAGACTTCGACAAAGCAGAAGAAAACTGCCCTCGGCTCTATCACATTCGGCAGCTATAAACTCCGCTGTGAAATCGCTATGACACAGGAAGTAACTGTGCAGACTCTGCCCTCGTTTGAACGTCTGTTCATCAGACAGGTTTCCGAGGCAATGACGAAAGCCATTGAAAGTAAAATTATTTCTGCTGATGACGGTACTGCCGGAAATCCGACAGGTATCTTCTACAATCCAAACGAAGCAACAACTCCGGATAAAGTAGTAGAAATTGAAGCCGGAACGGACGGCATTCTGAATTATCAGGTTCTTATCGATGCAGAAGCCAAACTTCCGCAGCAGTATGAAAATGGTGCAAAATGGTGCATGACGAAAGCCACATTTATGGGATTTGCGGGTATGGTAGACAACAATGGTCAGCCGATTGCCAAGGTAGACAGTGGTATTACGGGCAAACCAGCCAGAGTGCTACTTGGTCGTGAAGTCGTTCTGTGTGGCGAGTATATGGCATCTTTTGCACAGACAGTTACAGAAGATACCATTGTTGCTTTCTTGTTCGATTTCAGTGACTATGTGCTGAATACGTCCTATGACCTTGGCATTCAGTCCAAAATCGACTGGGATACAGAAGACCATCTGACTAAGGCAGTCATGAGTGTCGACGGCAAGGCAGTAGACAGAACCAGTCTTGTAAAAGTCGTTAAGCTGGCAACTTGATAGGAGTGTGAATCATGGCTGATACAGAACTGCTTGAAAAAGTCAAACTTCTAATCGGGCAGACCGGTGATTCTGCCGATGCTGTGATTGTCGGATATATTGACGAAGTAACCGATTTCATGCTTGATGCCGGGATTTCAGCAGAAAAGATTTCTGCATCAGCCGGAGTTGTGGCAAGAGGAGTGTCAGACCTGTGGGACAACGATGCCGGAGAAGTAAAATTTTCCCCGTACTTCTTTCATCGTGTCACACAGCTTGCCATGAAATCCACGGAGGCAAACAGCTCATGATATATATTCCAAATGCCAAAAAGCAGATGCGGACTCCGGTCACACTCATGAAACCGGCTGAAACAAGGCGATATAATGGAGTGACATATCGTGAAGGCAATGCCAGACTTGATATTATCTTTGTCAACTGGAAGTCGTTCGGCGGAACAGAAACAGTTGTGAACGGTGTTCCGACAATTGAGGACACTGCACAAGTAACAACCAGATACCGTCCTGATATTAAGTCTGACTGCCGCCTGCAACTCTCCGATGGTCGTATCTATGAAATCATAGGAGAGCCGGAAAATCCGGATATGGCGAACCGCTATCTGATTTTCAAGGTGAAACGTCTGAAAGGCGGTCTGTAATGGCAAAGAAAAACAGAATCACAATGGAGTTCAGTGGTTA